AGGACAAAGTATTCCCAACTATATTTAAATTATCGAATACACAGAACACACAATCCGAAGACACGATAGACCATAACATACGAATTATGCAGATACGAAAAGTAACAGGCGTTACTAATTGGCATATGCGTAATGGGAATGCGTCTTTAGGTATTTTAGATAACTATGGTTATGCAGGGCATTTAGATGAACCAGATGCACCTACTGCTGATATTAATTTCGGTGTACCTAAACAAATCTATTTTACTTTACCTGTAAACTATCCTTCGGCTAATTTATTCAACGGATTCTGGAGTGATTATGTTGCAGAGATTACCGACAAAGATAGTAAGCTGCTCTCTTGTTATGTTTACTTAAAAATAACCGATATCTATGGTTTAGATTTCTCAAAGCTAATTTATATTGATGGTGCTTTGTGGAGATTAAATAAAGTTATTGACTACAATCCTACAAACCCCGAAAGCACTAAATGTGAATTTTTACGAGTAATTGAATTAACATACGCATAATGGCACAAGAAATAGTAGGTTTAAAAATACAAGTGGATGGTAGTGAAGCCACAAAATCGGTAGGCTCTATAAAGCAATTATTAAAAGAAGCTAATGCTGAATTAATAAAAGCACAATCGGAGTTTGGAGATTATTCTACCCAAGCAGTAAACGCTGCAAAGAAGGTTGCTAAATTAAAAGATTCAATTGGAGAAGCAGCCGAGACCGCACAACTATTTGACCCCGGTAAAAAGTTTCAAGTATTTGCAGGTGCATTAAGTGCCGTAGCAGGTGGTTTTACTGCGGTACAGGGAGCATTAGGATTAGTAGGTGTAGAGAGTGAGAATGTAGAAAAGAGCCTTTTAAAAGTACAATCAGCTCTTGCTTTGTCTCAAGGGTTAAGTACAGTTGCAGATTCGGTAAAAGATTTTCAGCGATTAGCTGCAGTTATCCAACAAAGCACGTTATTCACAAAGGCTTTTCAAATAGCAACCATTGCTGCGACTGCAATACAAAGAGCATTTGGAATAGCGGTAGCAACAACAAGTACTGCGTTTAAAGTATTAAGAGGGGCAATTCTTGCTTCTGGTATTGGTGCTTTAGTTATTGGGGTTGGCTTATTAGTAGATAAAATAATTGATTGGACAAATAGGACAAATGAAAATGAGAAAGCATTAAAGAAACAAGCTGAAGCAACAAAATTACTTAATCAAGATATTGATAATGAGATTGCTTTGCTTACCGCATTAGGTAACCAAGAAGATAAAATTGCTGCAAAAAGAAAAGAACAGATAAATAATAACCTAAATGATTTAAGAAATAAATTAAAAAGTGTTGGTAAACTAACAAAAGAGGAACAAGCTGAATATAGAAAGTTAAATACTGAATTAAAAGTAATAGACATTAATGAGGCGAATAGAAAAAATAAATTATTAGAAGAAAATAAAAAGAAAACTTCAGATGCGAACAAAGAATTAACAAAACAAAGAGTTGATGATGAAAAAGCTGCATTAAAAGCATTAGAAGATTTAAGAATTGAAAATATACAAATTGAATTTTTAAAAAATCAAGAAAGAATAAATTTAGAATATAGGAGAAGGGTAGATGAAATTAATGCTCTAAAAATTCAAGAAAGTTTAAAAACACAATTAATAATTGAAGAGCAAAAGAAAAGAGATTTAGCCTTACAAGAAAATAATAAATTAATCCAAAAGCAACAAACAGATGCCGCAGAAATAGCAAAAGTAAATGATGTAAATCAAAAAGCTAATGGATTAAATTTAGAAAAGAGTTTTCAAAATGGATTAATACAAATACAAAAAGCGTCTGCCGATACAAAAGTTAAAATAGAAGAAAAGGTTTTACAATTAAGAAAAAACCAATTATTAGAGACAGGAAATGCAATACAAAATTTAACCTCTATTGTAGGAAAAGATACAGTTGCAGGAAAAGCATTAGGTATTGCAACTGCTTTAATTAACACTTATCAAGGAGCATCGGAAGCTATAAAACAAAAATCCACTTTGCCTTCTCCTTTTGATGTAATTACAAAAGTTGTTAATGTTGGTGCTATTATTGCAACAGGATTAAGAACAGTAAAAGCAATTACTGCGGTACAAGTTCCCGGAGTAGGGGGCGGTGCTACTCCTGCAACACCTAATGTACAAGCACCAATACCACCTACACCAACACCACAAGTTACTTCTACTTTATTAAATGCTCAAGCTATTCAGCAATTAGGTTCAGCAACAAATAGAGCGTATGTCCTTGAAAGTGATGTTACTAACTCACAAGAAAGAATAAGAAGAATTAACAGAGCGGCAAGATTAAGTTAAAATCTATTTATAGTTATGGAAAAAGAATTACCAATATACAGATTAGATATAGTTGAGGATTTAGAATCAAATGTCGAAGTGGATTTTGTCGCATTAGTAGATAGACCTGCGATTGAGAAATCTTTTTTAGCGTTTCAAGATTCGTATTCCGATTATCCAGAGGCGGTAAGTAACAACGCAAAGGCTGCTTTGAAATGGGCAGAAGAAAATGGATGGGGTTCTTGTGGTACTCCTGTTGGTAAGCAAAGAGCAAACCAATTAGCAAAAGGAGAGCCGATTTCTTTTGAGACAATTAAAAGAATGTACTCCTTCCTTTCAAGACACAAAGAGAACGCTCAAAGTTCAAAGGGTTACGGAGATGGTTGTGGGCAATTAATGTACGATGCGTGGGGTGGTGCGAGTGCTTTAAGTTGGGCAGAGGCTAAAATAAAATCAATAGAAAAACAAAAGTTTCAGATTCAAGATGAAGAGGAAAGAATTATTTCCGGTGCTTTAATGTTAGCTGATACTCCTATTTACCGAAACGATGCCAATGGGGAATACTATGTTATCTTTACTAAAGACACTATTAAAAAGATTGCTCAAAAATACTTTAAGAAAGGTTACCAAAATAATGTAAATTTGATGCACGATTCCGGTCAAGTGATGGATGGGGTAACAATGTTTGAAAGTTGGATAGTAGATGAAAACAGAGGAATAAAACCGATGAAGGGTTTTGAAGATGTAAAGGATGGTAGTTGGTTTGGTTCTTTTAAAGTTGAGAACGATGAAGTTTGGCAGATGATTAAGGATGGCAAAGTACAAGGGTTTTCAGTTGAGGGGATATTTAATTACAAAACTCAATCCAAAGAAGAAATGATGATGCAAGATATCATTGATATTCTAAAAGAGGTTTCATAGTTAGTTTTCATAGTTTTGTTTGAAGGGGGGTGTTTCTACATTCCCCTTTTTCTATTTGGTCACTTACGTATGTGTTGACTATTTATGAGTAAATTCTTTATGTCTCCACAAGAAGCATTATTAAAAATCAAGGCGATGTTCGCAGAGCAAACTGCTCCCGAAGTTGCCGTAGCCAATTTCGCTGAATATGTTTTAGCGAGTGGTGTTAAAGTTATGGTTGATAAACTTGAGGTTGGCGGTAAGGTTACTCTTTTAGATGAAGCCGGGAACGAAGTTCCTGCTCCTGTCGGAGAGCATACTCTTGCTGATGGTTCTGTTATCGTTTTAGATGAAACAGGAACAATCTTTGAGATTAAAGTTCCAGAAGTTGAAATCGAAGCACCAGAATCTGAAGTTGAATTAATGAAGAAGAAGTTAGCTGAAATGGAAGCACAAATTGAGGCTTTAAAGAGTTACAAGAAAGAGGCTGAAGTTAAAATGAATGAGAACATCAAAGAAATGAGCGACAAATTTTCAAAAGCTATTTCTGAATTAACCGATGTTGTTATCGAATTAACAAAAACTCCTTCAGTTGCTCCTACACAACCTAAACAATTCACAAAGCATTTCGAATCTAAAAACGATAAGATTTCTCGTTTTCTTTCTAATTACGCAAAATAAATTTTAAAAACTTAAATTTAATAAAATGGCTTTTGATGTTTCAGCATTAGCAAATTATACCAAAGAGAATGAAGCTCTATTGGTAACTTCTTCCGTACTCGGAAGCAAAACCGCTTCTTTGATTAAAACTCAAGGAAACGTTATGGTAGGTGTAAAATCTGCCGAGACTATCAACATTATGGATACTGACGCTATCTTCCAAGCAGGTGGTTCTTGCGGCTTTAACGCTTCTGGTTCTACTACTTTTACGCAGCGTACTGTAACTGTTGGTAAGATTAAAGTAAACGAATCTCTTTGCCCTAAAGACCTTGAAGCTAAATATCTTCAGAAGGCTTTACCAGAGGGAAGCCGTTACGATTCAATCGCTTTCGCTGCCGACTACACAGACAAGAAAGCGGCTCGTATTGCTGCTCAACTTGAAACTGCTATCTGGCAAGGTTCAACAGGAAGTGCAAACGTAAACCTTAACAAATTCCAAGGTTTAGTTACTTTAATTGGTTCTTCAGCCGTTGAAGCTAACAACGCTACTTACTATGGTGGTACTGCAACTGCAATCACTTCTGCTAACGTAGTTGCTATCTTCGATGCTCTTTACAAAGCAATCCCTGCAACTGTTGTAGCAAAAGATGATATGACTATCTGGTGTGGTCAAGACGTATTCCGTACTTATACAATCGCATTGAAGAACGCTAATATGTTCAACTATGCTTTTGATGGTAAGGCTGATAGCGAGTTCTTCTTGCCCGGTACACCGATTAAAGTTGTAGCAACTCCCGGTCTGAATGGTGTAACTAAAATTTACGCTATCCGTTTGAGCAATATGTTCCTCGGAACAGACCTTTTAAATGAAGAAGAGCGTTTCGAACTTTTCTATGCAAAAGAGGCTGACCAAGTTCGTTTCGTGAGCGAGTTCAAGATGGGTGTGAATGTAGCCTTCTTGGATGAGATTGCTTCTTTCATTATCTAATTTTAAAAGGTGGGTAATCTTTCTGGGTTACCCACTCTTAACATATAAAACTCAATAAAATGGCTTGTGCTTTAACACAAGGATACACACTCGATTGCAGAGAAAGTTTAGGCGGTATCAAAGCGGTATGGCTGATTGCTCACGCCAATGTGAGTTCAGTTACAGAGGCTTCTGGTATCGTTTCAGCTATCACAAAAGCAGCCGGAAAAGTATTCTACAAATACGAGTTGGTTAAGAATACAGGTGCTTTGACTGAAACCATTACCGCTTCTGTTGAAAACGGAACTGTGTTTTATGCTCAAGAACTAACTGTTGTTCTTAACAAACTTCAAGCAAATACAAGAAATGAAATCTTGTTACTTGCTAAAAATACATTAATGGCGGTTGTTCAAGATGCTAACGACAAATATTGGTTGTTAGGTCGCTACTCTGGTTTAGATGTTACCGGAGGTACTGCTGCTACCGGAACTGCACAAGGAGACCGCAATGGATATTCTTTAACTTTTACAGGTGGCGAGAAAGAACTCTCTCCCGAAGTAAATAGTGGAATTATCGCAGGTCTCGTATCATAAGGCTTTCGTGGTTCGTTATAGGTAGGTAGATTAGCCATCCCTTTTGGGGTGGCTTTTTCTTTATTGTAAAAATCCGAGATTTATCTATTTAGTAGTATGATATATTTAACAAAGGGTGCTACAAGTCAGATTATCCTTAC